CCAGCGACCACTTGAGCAGGTGACGTTTCCTGCTGACGGGGTTGTGAATTTTGTACTTCAGAATTTCCCTTAAATTTATTCGGAAAAGTTTCATAAAGTCGCTTATTCACTTCTTCATAAAAATCATCATCTGAAGGATCATATCCTTCTGCTTTTAATTGTTTATCAATCTCTAAAGCTCCGTATGTCATTATTTGATCTTGACCAAACCAGTCATTTTCAGATGCCCATCTCATTGCTTTAGGATCAGGAGTATATTCCTCTTGTTGTTGTTGAACCGTTTGTTGGTTCTGTTGTGTTTGTTCATACTGTACTAATGCGGCTTGAGCTTCATCAATACGTTGTTTCTCAAATTGAGCCTGATTTAAAATTTCTTGAGATTGTAATAGTTGTTCTTTATCTCCACTATCAAATGCATTTAAATATGCGGCTCGTGCTAATTCAATCTTATCATCAACTTGTTTTGAACTTAATTCAATATTCTGTTTTACATTGTGTGCAACTTCAGTTTCTTTGGTTGTAAGTCTAGATTTAAGATCATTATTAGACTGCATTAACTTTTCAATTTCCTCGTCACGTTCTTTACGTTGACGAATTAATTTTCTAATTCTTTTTTCTGCTCCCTTAGTTTCAATCCCATCTAATTCAGGCTCTTCATTTTTACCTTTAGGTTCTTCTACGATAGGTTCTGGTTGGGCAGCAGCTTCAGCAGCTACTTCTTTTACATCTTCATCAGAAACTTCTACTTTAATCCCTGCATCTTCTGGAATAGTAATTTGATTCCAGCTACCATCTTCACTTTCTTCTACTTCAATTTCTTGTTCTTCTGCCATTATAATCTCCGTTGTTGACGAATCAAACGTATTTACGTCTTATTATTAATATTATACACTATTCTTACCTTGGTAGGCAAGTTTTTTTAATGAGTTAGATTAAAGGTAGGGTCTAAGTGTTTAGGTGTACTTACCGTCATTAAAATCTGATCATCAAATAATAGTATAAAGCGTTGCCCCTGATAAAATAACTTTGTACCAGAGTGCTTACCATAACAAACAAAATCTCCTTCTTTACACCACGGTCCTTTAGGAAATTTATTTGTATCCTGATATGCTAAGTCACCTACGATTACAACTTTAGCAACTGTAGTTAAATAAGCAATATCATCTTGTAAAGAGTCGGGGATAAAGATTCCACTCTTAGTTTTATTCTTTACGGAAAATGGACGTACTAAAATATGATAACCAGGGATTACAGGTAATTCATCTAGTTCCGCTGTATCATCAATAGCATCAATCCATTCGTCATTCTTTATAGCATTAGCTAATAAGGGTTGCCTCATTTAAAAATCCTCTTCATCGTCTGCATGTTGTCTACGTTTAAGTATTTCAGTTAATTGTTGTCGTGACCATTCTATACCAGTAATAGACCCTACTAATTGTCTATAATGAGCATAGTCTTCCATGCCTCCCGATGCAAGAGAATTTTTTAAATTCTCTATTTCTTTATTATATGATGTAACTACTTCGTCCCAAATGTCCATAACCTAGATCCACAAATAATTTGTATATGATCTAGGTAATGAATTAAATAAGCATTTAAAATAATCTTTCATCCCATTATTGCCCAAAGAGCAATAACCAGAGCTAGACATGCAACCCACATGGATTTACATGAAAGACCACATTTACAATGCATTTTTGATAACCATTCTTTCATATATCTCTCCTATGATAAACTTGGACCTTTTGTTTCACGAGTACTTTTTATTGGATTAGGAATATCATAAGTATCAGTAGGAAATTCTTCAAAGATACCTTTCTTTGCTCTGATACTCCAATCCGATGAAGTAACATCATCCCAATCGCCAACAGAGCGACTAGTATTGTTATTACCCCATACACCTTCATTTTTTGATTTACTCATAATTTACTCCTCTCCTCCTAATCTTTCATCTCTATGGGTTTTAATATTTGCTAGTTCGATATCACGTTCAGTACGTTCTTCTTCTTTAGCAAAGTCAGCTTTAATACCAGCCAACTTTAACTTCTTCTTAGTTTCATCTTCAACTGTTACCTTTGCTACATCAGATAGAATTTTTAAAGCATTCTCTGTTTCTTTTGCAACACGGTCTTTTTCTTTTTCTTCTGATTTCATTAAGCCAGCAGCCCCATCTTTAATAGTTTGAACTTTTAAAGTATCTTCTTTAAGATTAAGTTCTCTATTCTTCAGTTGCATTTCAGCCGTATCTTTAAGTGCAGTTAAATCTAACTTTTCCTTATCCAACATTAGTTGATCTTTTTGTAATTGAATAGTTTGCTGTTCAACTGACTGACCCATTCCCTGTGCAGCCATCTGATTAGCTTGCATTACTTGCTGTGCTGCTTGCGCCATTGCCTGTTCTATAATAGCAGGATCTTGTGATCCCTGTGCTAACTGTTGTGTAACACCACTCATCTGTTCCTGATACTTCATAACAGAGTGTTCCTGAATATTAGCCTGTATTACAGGAGCGATACGTTGCATAATAGGATTAGCACCATTAGCAGGATCTTGAAGATATGCCATCTTTACCTGTATATGTGCATCGTGATCCTGCCCTGGGAAAGCTGCGATAGGTAATCCTTTAGTTGCAGCCATTATATCAGATACAGGATCAAGTTTCTGAGCCTGTTGTTTAGGTGGAAGTATCTCCTCTACATTAGGCATATTTGCAGAATTAAGAATGCTTCTATTTAAAGCTTCTAAATTGAACATACCAGGAGGCGAGTTCTGGGCAAGTTGAAGTGCCATTTGCGCCATCATCATCCTGTGTGCATTTGAAGGAATGTTGGGATCACTCACAGGTAAAACATCTACACGGCCATCAAAGTCTTTCCTAAATATTTGCTGATTAGCATTAGGAATCTCATAGGGATATTTAGAGGGAAGGTACTCATAATCTATTGAGGCCAACAATCTAAATTCATCTTTTTGAGATTTATGAAGTCTCTTGTGGACTGCACTAAAGAACTTACTTGATGCTTCAAGTAGAGCCATTGTAGTACCAACAGGACCATAAGAAGCATTATCCGAAATTACTTGTTCCGAACTATCGGCAAACTTCTGTCCTGCTGCTGCTACAAATGTGAGCATTTGGTAGAGAGTTGAGGAAGGCTCCTTATATGGCAAGGGAACAATAGCCTTTGAGAGATCAATACCAGTTGACTCAACTTCCTTAAATTCACCAGGAGCGATAGGATCATTGTCACCAACCACCCTTACACCC